TCCGTAGATACTACAATGCAATCTCAAAGCACAAAATCAACATTCCCACACCTATCATGGCAGGAGTGCGAACTCCACTTCGACAATTTGCTAGCTGTGTTCTTGTTGATGCTGATGACACCCTCGATTCTATCTTTAGCTCTGATATGGCAATTGGCAAATACGTTGCACAAAGGGCGGGAATCGGTATCAACGCAGGCAGAATCCGTGGCATCAACAGTAAGATCCGAGGTGGAGAAGTTCAGCACACAGGTGTTGTCCCTTTCCTCAAAAAGTTTGAAGCAACTGTCAAGTGCTGCACTCAGAATGGCATCCGTGGTGGATCAGCAACTGTCCACTTCCCCATCTGGCACCAAGAAATCCAAGATATAATTGTTCTGAAAAACAACAAAGGAACTGAAGACAACCGTGTACGCAAACTCGATTATTCCATTCAGGTCTCTAAACTCTTCTATGAGCGTTTCATCCAAAACAGAGAGATCTCCCTCTTCTCCCCCCACGACGTTCCAGGTCTGTATGATGCTTTTGGAACTGATAGTTTTGATCAACTATATGAGCATTATGAACGAGCTCAAGATGTTCCTAGGAAAACTGTCGGTGCTCAAGAACTATTCCTTAACATTCTTAAAGAACGTTCTGAGACGGGACGCATCTACATCATGAATATTGACCATTGCAATACGCACTCTTCCTTTAAGGATAAGGTGAGTATGAGCAATTTGTGTCAAGAGATTACCCTTCCTACAGATCCCATTCGTCATATTGATGATGAAGATGGTGAGATTGCACTTTGCATCCTCTCTGCTATTAATGTGGGCAAGATTCACAAACTAGATGAGATGGAAGAACTTTGTGATCTTTCCGTTCGTGCTTTGGAAGAGTTGATCGACTACCAGGGATACCCTGTAAGGGCAGCAGAACGTGCTACAAGGGCACGTAGATCGCTTGGAGTAGGGTTTATTGGTCTTGCCCATTATTTGGCACGTCATGGGGAGCATTACGACGATCCTCGTGCTTTGAAATTGGTTCATGACCTTAGTGAAGCATTCCAGTATTATCTTCTGAAAGCATCCAATCAACTTGCTAAAGAAAAAGGTGCATGTGAGGCATTTGATCGTACTAAGTATTCAGATGGTATTCTTCCCATCGATACATACAAAAAGGATGTTGATGAACTTGTAGCACCTGAGTACCAGTATGATTGGGAAACTCTACGTACCGAGATACAAACACATGGACTGCGACATAGCACATTGTCCGCACAAATGCCTTCGGAGAGCAGTTCCGTTGTGTCAAATGCCACAAACGGAGTCGAACCTCCTAGGGGATATCTGTCCGTTAAGAGGAGCAAGAAGGGGAATCTTAAGCAAATTGTTCCTCAGTACACTTCGCTTAAGAATAATTACACACTTCTTTGGGAAATGAAATCCAATGAAGGATACATTAAAGTTCTTGCAGTAATGCAAAAGTTCTTTGATCAAGCAATCTCTGGTAACTGGAGTTATAATCAAGAACATTATCCAAATAAAGAAGTCCCTGCTTCTTTAATGGCACAAGATCTTTTGACTACATACAAATACGGTTGGAAGACCTCTTATTATCTGAACAGGTACGATAGTAAAAAGGATGAGTTAGAAGAGCAAAGAGAATCCCTAGAATCAATTATCAATCAATTAGAAACCATCGAGGAGGACGACTGTGAATCTTGTAAAATCTGAACCAACCAAAAAGATTGAAGGTATGACGGTATTTAATACCAACAAAGTGGACACCAAAAAGCAACCAATGTTTTTTGGTCAACCACTCGGAGTTCAGAGGTATGATGGGGCAAAGTACCCCATCTTTGAGAAGTTGACCCAGCAGCAGTTGGGTTACTTCTGGAGACCAGAAGAAGTATCCCTACAGAAAGATCGCAGTGACTATCAAACGCTTCGCCCCGAACAAAAGCACATTTTCACTTCCAACCTTAAGTATCAGGTCATGTTGGATTCTGTACAAGGGCGTGGTCCTGGGATGGCTTTTATTCCTTACTGTTCACTACCTGAACTCGAATCTGCTATGACTGTATGGGAGTTTATGGAGATGATCCATAGTCGCTCCTATACATATATTATTAAGAATGTATATTCAGATCCTAGCGAAGTGTTTGACACTATCCTAGAAGATGAAAACATTTTGAACAGAGCATCATCTGTCACTGCTTCATACGATGACTTCATTCATTCTGCCCAAGAGTATGGCAACAGCAATCTGTGGCAATTTGCTAACGATGGGGTTGACCTTGGGCAACATGAGCGTTATGCTCTGAAGCGTAAACTCTATCGAGCAATTGCCAATGTCAACATTCTCGAAGGTATCCGATTCTATGTTTCGTTCGCTTGTTCGTTTGCGTTTGGTGAACTCAAGCTTATGGAAGGATCCGCTAAAATCATCTCTCTCATCGCCAGAGACGAAAGCCAGCATCTTGTACTTACACAAAACATCCTTAACAAATGGCGTGATGGAGACGATCCAGAACTTAAAGAGATTGCTAAGGAAGAAGAACCCTATGTAAGAGCAATGTTTAAGCAGTGTGTCGATGAGGAAAAACTCTGGGCACAGTATCTGTTTAAAGATGGTTCTATGATTGGTTTGAACGATAAACTCCTACATAATTATGTGGAGTGGATTGCTAATCGTCGGATGAAGGCGATTGGTCTCAAACCAGAGTACGATATTCCTGCAAAGAATAACCCCCTTCCCTGGACTGAGCATTGGATTTCATCTAAAGGTCTGCAAATTGCTCCCCAAGAAACAGAGGTCGAATCTTATATTGTAGGGGGCATTAAACAAGATGTTGAAAAGGATACTTTCGTTGGTTTCAAACTATGATAGAAACTTGGTGCGAACATTATCTAACGTTAGAGGAAGGGAATCTGACCTCTCTTCAAATACAATTGTTGAAGAGGGGACCACAAACCATGTCTCAAGCGTGGATGATGGGTGCCATGTACGAAAGGTACAAGAATCTCTACCGCCAGATCCCTGGGAAGGAGATTGGAACGACTACTGGGCGAATATAAATAGACCAGATTGACTGGTTTGTTTATGTACGATAACCCGTGGTGGTATGGTGATCGAGTATTTGAATCTGATGGCATTAATGGTTATTATGGATTCGTATACTTGATCACTAATACTATAAATGATAGGAAATACATAGGAAGAAAATATTTTTGGTCATTCCGAAAAAAGAAAGGTCAAACTAGACGTTCTAAACAAGAATCTGATTGGAAAAACTATTATGGTTCTTGTCCAGAGTTAAAAGAAGATATTAAAAAATACGGTAAGCAAAATTTTAGAAGAGAAATTCTAAGTTTGCACACCACGTTGGGTAAATGTAATTACGAAGAGACCCGACAACTATTTGTAAACAGCGTCCTGACTGAGAGCTTGACAGATGGCACCCCTGCCTTCTATAATAGCAATGTCCTAGGTCGCTACTACCGAAAGGATTATTTCGATTATGCTGATCGCACACGCAACACTCCCTCCGATTGCCGAGATTCGATGTACCAACTGCAATCATAACGAGAAATTCACACTTAACTTTTTACAAAAGCAAGGCATCAAAGATGAGTATGCTCTTGCTACAATCATGGGCAACATTAAACAGGAATCTGGATTTGTTTCTAACATTTGTGAAGGTGGTGCTAGAACTTCTTACACTGGTTGCAGGTATGGAGGTTATGGACTTATACAGTGGACCTCTACCAAACGTTATTATGGACTAGGATCTTTTGCAAGTCGATATGGTGGAGATCCATCTTCGCTTTCTACTCAATTACGATATATGGTCAATGAATACCAGTGGAAAAAAGCATTACCTGGATTCAAGACACCTGGAAAATCTATTTCTTATTATATGAATCACGCATACACTTGGTTAGGTTGGGGTATTCATGGCAACCGAACCTATTACGCAAAGCAATACCTTGACAAATTTACGATGTAGTGTTATGATGTTGGGACTGTCGCATATTGGTTAATGCGCTCTGCTTATAACGGAGTCAACCGAGTTCAATTCTCGGCAGTCCTACTTGTCTCAGTAGCTCAGCGGAATAGAGCAACCGCCTTCTAAGCGGTCGGTCGCTGGTTCGAATCCAGCCTGAGACGTTCAGATTTATTACCATGACTGAAATTCCAATTTACGATTCTAATGGCAATCAAATTAACGCAATTACGTTGCCAGAAGATGTTAATTATGTTAATGGTAGAGTTGCTAAAGGTAAAGAATATTACTATAAAGGTGTTGGTGTACCATATCAACTTCATCATATCTTTCCAGAAGATATGAATGATGACTATGATCTCCTAAGTGTATCCGATGTCTTTTATCTTGGTAACATGGTTACTAAGAAATGCTATCGTGGTAAATTTGGAATCTTTCAAGAAAAGCATCAACCTCATTTTACGGATTGGATTGGTGCATGTGGAATTAAAGAATTAAACATCTTTGAAAATTTGTATGATGAAAATGGATTTGAAAGAAATGCGGTAACTGCAATGGAGTATGTGACCATTGATGAAACTGATCAGCAGTATTACCTTAAAGTCCTTTATCCATTTGGAAGAACTGAGTATTTGGATAATCCATGTCCAATAGAACTTAGGGAACTTTTGGATTATATGATTCAATCCAATTGGAACTTCCCTTGGGATAAGAATAGTATTTCGGATTTAACCATTGGTGCTAAGGTAACTGATGTAGCAGATTTGTTTTACTCTAAAGAACTTCAACATAAGATTGGAAGTGTATATTCTATTCTGTATAGTTTGGCAAATAATGACTATAAAGAGTATCTAAATTTCTGTGCTTATAATAACCTGAAGCATACTCATCAAATGGACTTCATTTTCAATACGTTGTCCATCATCGCTTCAAACGGGGTTAGTGTTAAGCAGTTATATAATGGATCTCCAGTGGATATATACAAGCATGTGGTTAGAAATTATCTAGTTGTGGGAAAGAATTGTGGATTCTGTGGAGTTGGTAGTTGTAAGGGAAGAAAAGATGCGAATCAATCTTATGGAGAAGAGATACGCCAGACATATATAAAACAAATTGAACAAGCTTTTTGTAAAGCTTGACAAATTATGATTTGTAGGTTATAATTTGTCTATCGGGAGATTAACTCAGCGGTAGAGTGGTTGCCTTACAAGCAATAAGTCACTGGTTCGAATCCAGTATTTCCCATTCTTAGAATTAGAGATATGAAATCTATAGAAACCCCAGAGCAATTACTTCAAAGATTTACTAAAAGAACTATAGAACTCCAAGGTAAGTTAAGTGAGTTGCAAGATGCATATGATCAATATGTAAAAACTAAAGCAGATCTAAATCGTCTTGAAGGATCTATTCAGGTTGTCAAATACTTGACTATGGGAGAACTGCCCAGAGACGGTAATCACGATGGCATGAATGATCATAATCCAAATAAATAATAGCATCAATACCATGAGGCACATGAAAAATGTTAACAGCAAAATGCAAAGTATGCAATGTAGAAATAACTAGCAGCAGTAAAATACAATGCTGTGGGTGTATTAATCAAATGGTTGTCCATGACGACACCATCACAGCAAAAGATTTAAGTAAAGTTCTATTGATCAATTCTGAAAAGAACCTTAAGAAAGAGGGAGTTCTCAGCAGAAGTGATCTAGAATACCAGGAGAACCGAAGGAAACGGAAGGTTCGCAAACTCGATTTTGAAATCAAATGAACGAAAAACAAGTCAAGCGTCAGGACGCACTCAACCTGTTTATTGAGAGTGTGTACAAACCAGATAGTGAACTCCGTCAGTGTGCTCATGAACAGAAATGCTTTCATGAACTGATGGAATGGAGGGAGGATGTGCTACAATACTTGTTCCAACGCAGGTCTCAGGAGTTCAATTCCTGACCCCTTGACAAACCTGCCTGATGGGTGTATAATTCATCAGGTACACACATCGGGGTGTAGCTCAGTTTGGTAGAGCACTCGCTTTGGGAGCGAGATGTCGCAGGTTCGAATCCTGTCACCCCGACTGGAGGGTTCCCCTCCACTAACCACAGTTAAATTGCAAAGGCAATGTCTCGTTCAAAATTTTATTCCAAGTTCAAATCAGATCTTAAGAAACTGACTGAAGCAGTCGAAGGCAATATTGCTATCGACGAAGATTACCCTAAACTTTATCAGAAACTTATTCGTTTCTATGAGGATCAAGGTGTTCAATTGTACGATGACCCAGAAGATGATTACAACATTATTCTGGACAATGTTGAAGCAGATTTGATTGAATCTGGAGTTTACGTTTGATTGTCTCGGACTGACATTAAAAGTGCCCTGGTGGAGTCAATATGACCCAGCACCTCGGGATGGTGTAAAAAGCGCCCTGGTCGGGATGGTCAAATGACCCTCGGAGTTTCTTGCTTCTCTCAAGAGCAAGTGGTGCGGATGGGGAATTTCTTTCTCCGCCCAGTTTCTTGCTTCTGGTTAAAGAGCAAGTGGCGTGCATGTGCTCGGGGGAACTGACCTTCCCCCACCTGCGGAGTTAGTTCAGTGGTAGAACGCTATCCTTCCAAGTTAGATGTCGTCGGTTCGAATCCGATACTCCGCTCTTTTAATATAAAACAATGCTAGAGGAATTTACAAATTGGTTTGAAGGTGAGTATAATAATTGGCGACAGGCATCTAGTCGTCCAACTTCCTTTGCCCATATCATTCTGAAGCATGAACGAATCTCTGACAATGAGTTTCATGTTACTCAGAGATATAATCATGATCCCAAACCATACCGAGATAAAATTATCAAGGTAGTACAGCATAAAGATATCATTGTAATAGAGAACGATCAATGTAACCTTGTCTTTCAAAAGCAAGCATATGTTTACAGAGGAGGAACTGTTCCTGGTTGTGTATTTAAAGGAACTCTTCTTGTAAGTAGAGCGGAACTGACTTCTACTCAGTACAAAGTCATTGATGCTGGACTAGATCCTGAGACCAAAGAACAGAAATGGGGATCTACAAATGGACCCTTTGTTTTTGATAAAGTATAAATACATCAGAAACATTTGTCAAGATAAATGGTATATCAAATTCCAAGAGATGGAATAACAAATAATGCAATTAGTTCCCTGAAGATCAACAACAGTGCAGTAATCACTGATAAGATTCTTAACGGTGCAGTAACTCTTGCAAAATTGGGAACTGATGCAAAACGATTTCCAATTTTAGGTTCAACTCCTATATCTGCCAATACATCACTTACCGATGCACAGGTTAATCAGTACGTGTTTGTTGGATACAATACTGCAAATCCTGTATTAACTCTTCCATTGATTTCTGACGTTAATAGTGGGGATTGGTTTAGTTTCATTACTAATGAAGATTATGAAGTGACTGGCAGGAACGTAACCATCAATCCTGGAACTGGAGATCAAATTGATGGATTTGCTGCTAATGATGGAATTGTAATTGACACTCCTTTTTCTGGAGTTACCTTAGTTTCCTTTGATGGAAGATGGTATATTTTAGACACTCAACTCAGCAGCAGAAGTCGGGTAGTTACTAATGGTAGAAAGTATGTAACTAACTCTACTTCTACAAACTACACACTAGAATCTGGTGAGTTTTTGAGTGTTCTTACAGATGGAATTACGGTAACCCTACCTCCAAATCCACTTGATGGTGATACGGTATCTGTTAATTTAGCGGGAGATTTTATTAACGTTACTCTAGACAGGAACGGAAAAGAGATAATGGGATTGGCTGAAGATCTTATTCTTGACTCGCCATACAGTACGACATCCTTAGTATATGTAAATTCAACAGTTCAATGGAGGTTAATCTAAAATGTCATTCTTAAGTTCATTTGGCGGAGTTAATCCGTATCAACTTAGAGAAGCTACTGGAGATTCTGAAGCATTTCTAGGCACATATATTAGAGATTTTACCTGCCAAAGAAATCAGTTTATGGTATCTGCTTTTGATAATAATGCCACATCTACTTCAAATGGTGGTGTCTTTGTTGGTGATAGATTAAGTAATCTTTATAGAGCTACTTTTAATGGTAGAGGTGATGCTAATGACCCAAATGTAAACGGTCTCGGTGGACTTCCTTTAGTGTTAGGTAGGGCAGGAATTGGTCAATATGCATCAACAGCATTTGAAAATATTTACACCAATGATAGTTTGGCGAACTATTATTGGAGAGTTAATGATAATGATAACAGATTAAATGTTAGTGCTATTAATACTAATAATTATAGTCCCAACGCAAATTGGATTCGTTTTATTGTATATGAATCTGGTCCTGTTCAAGAACTATGGATGTTTAAAAAAGTAACTAACGCGCTTTTCATTAGAACCATATCTGGTAATGGTGTAATGTCATTACCTGTTGTTAGTTGGAATACTGGAACAGACAGATGGACTGGAGGGACTAACACTCAAGGGTATATTAGTAATTCTTATTTTACGATGCCAGAGATTGATCCTACAACTGGAAACATTCATGTCATTCTTCAGTGGGGCACTACAGAACTATACAAATTAGTAATCAGTAGTTCAAATACAATTCAAGTAGATCAACTTACTGCAACTGGGTGGAATTTTACTACGTTTAGTCAAAATTCTTATAGATATAAACTTGCAGTAACTGGTACAAAATATGGAATTGGTTCAGAAATAAATGGTGATGGTAAACTTTACAGAAGTGATGATAGTGGTACAAATTGGACTATAAGTGATAATCAATATTACTGGTCATCCTGTGGTGCAATGAACGGTGAAATTTATTCATTAGTTACTGATAGAAGTTATGAGGCAAATGCAGCATATCCTGGAGGTAAATTAGCTCTTCCTGTTGTTGGTGCTAGTACTTCTTATACTGTACCAACTTGGAGTGCTAACAAATGGAATCCTGGTGCATCCATGATTAGAGATAATGGACTAGGGAATAGTATGTATGTTGCGGGAGGAACGTATACTGTTGGTGATGTCTATCCAAACATTGTCAGGTATTCTGAATAAACCCTGTTGACAGACCCAACGACTCCTGCTACGATGCGGGGGTCGTTTTTTTATGACCAATGACTATCGAAGGACGCCCCGCAATCGAGCATGACTGGGAAGCATCGTATCAAAAGCAACGGCGGTCACGCTTGGATGATGCTATTGCTGAGTATCTGAATGATGATATGAGCACCAGTCCTCGTCAATGCTATGAGACGGTGCTGGCATCTGCTCAAGAGTGGATTAACTATCACAAGGATCATATGGATCGTTGGGTTGAATTTAAATCTCTGATGATGGGGAATCGTCAAGTTGACTTTAATGATCCTGTATACCTGACTGAAGATCGTATCACTGGACAACCTGTGGTCAAGATCGGTGAGGATCCCGTGATATTTGGTGCTTGACAAAACGCAACAATCCATATATACTATTGTTGCAATTCTTTACAAAGCAAATGATTACCTCCAACGAACATGGTCAGAACAACATGTGGGCAAAAGAACCCACCATGTACTACCATAACTATGGACAGCAAACCCCAAATGAATGGAAAGAAACTTATAATGGACGCTGGGCAATGGTCGGCATTATTGCTGGTGCTCTTTCTTATGCTCTCACTGGTAACCTCTTCTTCGGAGTAGCTTGACAATGCTCGCTCTTTGCTTTACTATTACCTCTGTTGCCTTCTTTGTTCTGTTGGCAATCTCTGTTGAAAAACTTTGCGAAACTTACTGATGACAACCTTTAACGTTACTCTTCAATCTCCTGATGGCACTGAAACTACGATTGAATGTGCCGATGATCAATACATTCTTGAAGCGGCAGAAGAGGCAGGTGTTGACCTTCCTTCGTCGTGCAAAGCAGGCGCTTGTTCGGCGTGTGCTGGAAAACTCATCTCTGGCACCGTAGATAATGATGAACAATCCTTCTTGGACGATGACCAGATTGCTGATGGATTTGTTCTCACTTGTGTAGCATACCCCACCAGCGACTGTGTTATCCTGACTGAACAAGAAGAGAATCTGTGAAATATTTCCTTGCCCGTCTTCGTTGGGGTCGTTTATCCCAAGAACAACTAGAAGAATTGAAAACTCTACCATTCTCGGCAGTGTTTTCCCGTCCATACCTTTCACCCAAACTTCACAACCATTACTAACATGAAAAAACTTTTCACTCCTGAGGCAGAGATCCTCAATGCACGTCTGGCAATGATCGGTTTCGTTGCTGCTGTTGGTGCTTACATTACCACTGGACAAATCATTCCTGGTGTGTGGTGATTGATATTCATTTGTTTGTACAGGAAGGTTGCCGACCTTGTATGTACGCTGAAACTCAATTAAAGAAAGTTGATGGTTGGCAAGAGGTAATACAAATTACCAATGCCAAAGAGAATGGTGAGTGGTCTGACTTTGCTAAGCAATGTGGCGTTGAAGCTACACCAACTCTTATTGCGTTGTCTGAAGGCAACATCGTTGCTAAAATAACAGGATCGCAAGACATGACTTCTGAGTTTTGGAAAGCAACTATTGCTAAACATTTGTAAGAAAACTCAAACATTTATTTAAGACCACCTATATAGGGTGGTCTTTTTTATTATCATGGTACATTTTGCTGCCTGGGTTTTGAACAACCCCTTTACTTTAGGGACTTTATGTTTTTCATTGGTGTTTGTTCCTATCTTAGGTATTTGGGCAATCCACAAATATAATTGGCAACATTGGGAACCTTTTTCTAAAAAACACAAATGAAAACTTTCTTAAGTAAATGGGGTTCTGATATTGAACCTCCAGATTATGTAACAAAAGAAGAAGTACAGGAGATGATTGATGATGCCATACGAAAGCATAATCGAAATGCTTCGATTATCTCAATGTGTGTTGGTTGGGTTGTTCTTGCACTTTTTGCTGAGGGTCTTCTTCGACTCATTGGAGTAATACCACCTCTACTACCATGGATGGACATTACCCTGAAGTAATAGGAATAGTTTTCCTATTAATTTTTGCCGCTACTATGTT